CCGATAAGCATCTGAGCTGTCTGGGCTGTATCTTGTTGTGTCCAAGGAGACTTGGCTGTAAATTCAACCTTCGTAGTGTGTGGTTTTTTGAGGTCAACCGGCGTAACCTGGACCTCGTAATACTTCTTTTTCACTTCGTATTTCACATCTACCTTGATATTGGAGTCTATCAGTTGCTCCTCAATCTGGCGGCAAATCTCCTCATAAAAGTAGTTCAGGTTCTTCAGTTGCGGGTTGAATATCTTGTTGCCTTGTTCCTGCACCAGATTATAGAGTGTGCCTGACGGGGCAGGTGTTCCAACAGGAATGTGAGGCAACATTGCTCTCTCTTTCTGGGCACTGAGTTCATTGAGAATTTGCACTACAGTAGGTGCAAGTTCCTTCATGGGGGCTGGTTCCAGTTTGTTATGGTTCATTGGGACATTAAATATCCCTCCAGCCATGTAGACGGTAGTTTTTAACTGCTGTCCCACCTCATCATAGTAGTTAATGATAGGTTGTTTAGCTAACAGGTTAGCATGAGTGGCAGCAATAGAAGCAAATTTATCCCATGTGCGGTTAATATCTCTTAACGGGGCAAAAATACTCTCGCCATACCCTTCGTCACCATTGTTGCCCTCTATATAAATAGGAGGTCTGGTGGCTACCGGCACGATAGTTACAGGGAATGACCTCATCTGATAAGTTTTCGGCTCTTTGACAAACTTATCATCGCAAACTATGGAATTGGTGAATTTCTTGCCGCCGTCATGTCTCCAGTAGTTAATAACTTTATTGTTTTTCTCACTTGTAGCCACAAACCCCCACCCATCCTTCAGCGAGTTTGCGCTTTTCAATGTCTTGTAAGCTGACCACAGCAAACTTTCCCCACCGACATCGTAGGTTAGCCATCTTGGGTCTAAAGACGTAAGTTGGAATATGACATTTCCGGTTTCATCTTTATAAACGAGTGTCTCACCAGCGGCCCAACCCCTGATTAGTGAATACCATATAGTTGCTTCCTTGAAAATGGGTAACAATAATTTCCTGAGTCGCCTGTCAGCCATATCAAAGGCGAAATAGAGTAGCCGTTCCAGCTTGCCTATATCTTCTCGCTTGTCCTCTCCTTCTGCCTCCGCCATGCGAATTAAAATCTGCATCTCGGCAGCAGACAGAGTTGATTGCACCTGGTCAGCGAAGGTTCTTACGTCATTGGAGACAATATCAATTTCATGTTCCTTTAACTTGTTGTTTTTTGCCGCTTGACTGCTTGAAGTTCTTAAAGGAAACTGTGAACTTTTCAGGTTCCACATATCGAAGTCATTATCCATGCGCTTATTCTGGTAATTGAAATCGTTTTCTTTTTCCTTGACCTTCTTGGTTATCTCGTCAGCAGATTCCTCTATTTTCTTCGCCATATTCACCTCTTAAAGCACCTGTTTTCCGTCTATAAACCCTCTTATCGCATTTTCTCTCGGCATAAACTTTGGGTTGAGGATAGTTGCCAGGTAACGAAGGCAAGCGCCCAGATGATAACGTGCCTCACCTCTTATCTTGTTGGTAGGCTGCTTGGTTTCTGCGTCTATAATCCACATGCAATTAGCTAACTGCTCTAGTGTCTGGTATAAGTCCTCAAACACAAAAAGCTGGTTCTGCTCTATAATTGCAAGCACCCTGTCTACCTGAAGATTGACCTTTGTTATCGATGGCGCTTCGATAAACCAGCCCATCTTCTGATATAATTGCCTTGCCTCTTCTTCTGTGGTTACATTCCCGCCAACCGCCCTTGCCAGTTTCAACCTCGGTGAACCGTCATCATTCTTTCCAAGTGTATCCCTGTATTTATCTATATGCTGTTGTGCCGAGTAACCTGCCCCAGGTGCATACTCACTGAACGCCACGTAATCTCCATACCTTAAATACGGTGGAACATTAGGCGGTAATGGCAACCTGACTTGTGCCACAAATAGTGCTGCTGGATTTGCCGTACCGAAATCGTGTCCGGTGAAAACAGGCCATGTATCGGGTATCACGAACCTCTTTATCTTGCACAGTCCTGAATCAAATTTACTGTAGACCAGCCATGAGCTTTCAATCTCATCATCTTCCGCCATTATCTCACGGCGGTATGTATCATCCGACATATCAGCAGTTATCTCGTTTAACGCCCCTACAGCCAGCGCCGGGTTATCATGTGACGTGGCGTGAAATGTCTGGTACCGCCCTGTCTCATCCACCGATGCCTTCTTAAATAGCTTGGAAGCATGGCGCGGGTCTTTTGCCTTGCTTACACCCTCACTCTTTAATGACGGTGGTGTGAATATAAATATAGCCACACCGTCTGTCAGTAGAAGCATAGGCGCTCCTACGTCTGTCCACATAGACTCATTCATCAACTGGAACTCTTCGAGTATCAGAACATCCCAGTTTCCACCCCTTAATGCATTTACACTCCATGCCGTCTTTGCCTTCAAGACTATGTTTGTCCCTACCTGTTCTATAGTCCTCTCCGTCTCATCTTTCTTGAAAGCCCCGGCATCTATCCCGGGTTGTAGCATGGTGACTACTTCATACCACAGCATGTCAGTCTGTTCTGATGTTGGCGCAGCATATAACACCCTCTTCGGAGTCGTCTTACCTGTATTGTCACAGTCAAGGCATCCACTTCCCAAGCACTTCCAGCATACACCTAAGAAAGCCAGCGAAGCCTTTATCCCTACCCCGTATGTCTTGCCACTCTGCCGTCCGGCCTTCACTACCTGTCTCTTAGATACCGACCTGACAAACTCATCCTGCCACTTACTGTTCGGTTTTGATATATCTATGCCAACCTTGACACCATCTTCCTCACCGACTTCCTCTTTGACTTTTACTACCATCTACTTGTCCTTTACTACGAACTGAACCCCTAGACTCCTTAATATTTGGCTTAGACCATTGGCTATATTTATGATTTCTTCATGCTTGACTTTACTATTACAGTATTCCTCATTTACCGATTCCATACATTCATGTAGGAAAGTGTTACTTAATTTATCTTTCGGTAATGTAAAGTCTAACCTTATCCGGCACAAAGAGCCGGAGTGGTCTCCATAACAATTTTCGGAAAGAAGCTCCTGACTCGCTTTCTCACTCGCATCAATATCAACGTGTACCCCACCAACCTCAATGCCTTTGGATATGTCAATGTCCATTATGCCATTACCTCTGAATAAACTCGCTTACCACAGATTTTAGGGTCGAGCGGAACGAAGAAATATATCCCGCAACAATCATATTTCTTATTATTAGAGTATGGCATAGGGTCATGGATAATCTCATAGCCATTAATTACAACGGCATGTTTCAGTTCTGACTCTGCTGTTTCCATTTCAGCAATATGTATACCACATAAGGGTGTGCTATGAAGGGGATTATCTGTATTGCACTCAATAAAAATACAGGCTAGACCATATTGCTTAAGCCATTCGGTAAATCGCTCAAACCACTCATCATCACTAAAAACACCATGATTGAAAGAACCTTCTAGTGGTATCTCCAGAACTGAAGCAACACAGGCTTGAAAGCAATTACCGTGTCCATCTGATGGTGCATCTATCCCACCTAACCATGTCTGGGTGACGGTTTTCATATTTCCCTCCTTCTTTTGCCTACTGCCATCTATATTATCCTCAAATCCCAGGTATCTCTAACTTTACTTGTGACCATGTATCTTCTGATACTTTATCCATTCCAACATGCACTTGTCACATATACTCTTATTCTTGCCACACTTGCCTTTGCAAAACATACATGACATTCTGTTTCCTTATTTGCTTTCGTTACCCCTTTTTACTTTCCAGAATCAAAGGACTATCTATACTGAACTCGGTCTGGATATACATTGCTACCCTACATTTAGTGCATTTGCACATCGACATTCCAATACGAGTTGTTGGTTCTTTGCAATAAGGGCAGAATGTAGGCACTAACGGGTCGGATTTGGCCTCTTCATATTGTTTTCTTCTATCTCCTGTTGTCATCTATCCACCCCCGTATCTCTTCCTGCTTAGTCATTAGACACCGCCTCTAGTAAACTCTCAGAGAATTTATCCCATTCCTCCTGTGTTATGCCGTTACACTTAGCACAAGGTTCAGGATAACCATGCTGAGAACACCACCTAATATAAATGAGAGTAGTGCGTCCATCAGACGACGACCTATATGCGAGATGAGTGTTTGCGGCACTCATCAGGTCGATGCGACACTACCCTCATTTGTGCGCTCGTAGCTCAATTGGAAAGAGCAATGCCCTCGCGAAGCATAGGTTGTGGGTTCAAGCCCCACCGAGCGCACGGTATGGGTGAACCCCTACACTATTATTACTATAAAGTATAGTGTAGGGGTTAAAACCAGTTCGTGTGGGCGGGTACCACCGCTCACCCCCTAAACCCATAAATAAGAAATGCTAACTTAGGTTAGCCAAGCAAACGCTCCAAATTTAGGTTAGGGATTGCACTACCCTGCTAAACATTGATAAATTATGAATGTTGATTAACATTTTGTCAACTACGTGTCTAAAAGGGAACATCGCCTTACTTTTCAAAATCTGTATCTAAAACTTTTATTCTCCTGTTAGTATTCGTGATATTGTTGGTAATGTGTGGTAGGGTGTATAGTGTGGTAGTTGTGGTGGTGTTGGTGATGAAAGGAAACAGGCAGGCTCAAGGACCAGCGAGTCCACCACCAGGCAGCACGGGCACGGGTGTATCTCTCATCACCTTCCTACCCATACCACCTGGGCCCCAGCCCATAGCGTCAATGATGTGGCTATCGAGTGACTTGGTAATGTCGAGCTTGGTGATACTGTGGTCAATCAAAGGGCAAGCATCCCTGACTACCATAAGACGGCGAGCTATAACCGGTGTAGTATCCAGCATTAGTGCAACCTCCATGCTCTCTCTGTTGTCTAGCATATTCCCTCCATGCATTACTATTACTTTCCCGTATAAACGCCCAGATATCGATTGTAGGGCTTCACTATTAACAGGTAACTATTAGTGTTACACTCAACTCTCCCCTTTATCTATTCTGTGGGTGTTACACCTTGCTTACGTTACCATTGAGACTAAGCCTTAATGGTGTTAGTCTCAACCTATACAATGACACTAATTAAGGGGTTAAAGCCATCTGTCATCGCTCTGGTGGCTTGTGGCGACATGTTGTGGTGTTGCCAGTGCCCCTTAATCCTCAGCTTCACCCCTTTTTTGTTTCTCTACCATGTTAACCTCAAATAGTATCTTGTGGGCATTGAGGCTCTTGATGGGGGCATAGTCCCCGGTCATCTTGTTGTCTTCCATGATTGCCGTTATGGGGTCTATCATCTTGAGTGAGCTGGTGGTTGTTGCGTTCCCGTTCTTGTCAATTGAGTCCTTGCGATAGAACTCCTTTAAGGCCTTAGCTCCCGGGCTGTTCTTGTTGAGCTTCTTTGGCTTGCCATCATCGTCAACCAGGTCAATGAGGTTAGCCCGGGCAAAGGTGGCTAGTATCTGGCGCTTTTCAGGCTTAGATAGCAGTATTGACTCGACAGTAGCTAGTTGTTTAGCCTGTTGAGCAGCTAAAAATGAACTTACGTGAGGTTTGGTAAGCAGGTCACAAGCGCACACGGTAGCCATTTCTCTGGTGGTCTTATAACCGGCCTCTAGGTAAGCATCCGTCTGTTTCATACCCTTGAGAATATTCAGGCAGAAGAGGTATTGCCGGTTGTTCAGTTTTCCCGGAGTATAAGATGCTGGCATAACAAAGACCTCGTTAATTTATTTTGTTGAAAAAAGGCGGTGATAACATCGGTACTTCATTTATATTATATTCTCTTCCTTTACCAAGAGTAGGTCTTGAGTTTATCACGTATTGGTCAAGATAAGCTCTTGATAAGGTCTTGAGTTACAGGCAGAACAGTAAGCCTAGTGGGTAGGCATTTACTTGTTATGCGCTTGAAATATGAAACTAGAGTGTTGCAAAAAAAAGTGGGCAAGTCGAAAGTGAATGGCGTTTTACTTTGGGGTCAGTCGTTTTTTTCTTATAGCAAAAGGCGTTTTACTACCGAGTAGAATGATAGCCTTCCTTGAATATACACCATTCAATAGTAGAATGTCAAGAGTGTCCACTATGACAGGCGTAAACCATTGGGGTCAGTGGCACTTTGAAGGGGTAAAAACACCGGTATAAAATGACCCGGCGAAGCATCGAAACACCCCGCCGGGCAACGAAAGGAGGGATGAAGGTTATCACCTCGACACTCGAAGTGGAATTAAGGCACAAGAAAAAACCTTTATGAAACCTTTATGAAAAAGGTATTGACAAGCCCTGTTAATAGTGTATTATGAGAGTAGAACAAATAAATGGAGGTTATGAGCTGATATGAAAAAGGTATTGACAA